TGTCTTAAAAATTACGTTATTATCTTTAGGTTACTATTTGATGTATTTTTATTTCAACAAATCAGCAAGCTCACACATTTATATCATGTGTGAGTATTTTTTTTATTTTAAATAAGGGTGATAGATATGGCTAAAGTTTGGAAAGATGCAGATGAAGTTGTTAAGATGATACATGACTTAGAAGATAAAAAATTAAGAGAATATGATAGAGAAATGATTAAGAAACCAAATTTTGAACACTTACAAGAAAGTAAGAAAAAATGTAAGTATAGAAATAGAAAAAATAAGAGGGGCTGTGATTAATGAATTATACAGAGCCTATTAGAAGTAAGAAAGTAATAAGAAATATACTTATATATCTTAAAAATAAAAATGATAGAGATTATATGTTGTTTTTATTAGGTATACACACTGGTCTTAGAATTAGTGACTTGTTAAGATTAAGAATTAGAGATATTAAAGATAAAACTCATATTACTTTAACAGAAAAGAAAACAAAGAAATCGAGAAAAATTCTTATAAATAAAGAATTGAAAATGGAGTTAAAAGAATATTGTAAAGGCAAACAACATTATGAGTATTTATTTCAGTCTAGAGAAGGTGGGAATAATCCTATAACTAGAACTAGAGCATATCAAATATTATTAGATACTGGAGATGTGTTTGGGATACATATATCTTGCCATACTCTTAGAAAGACATTTGGATATACACACTATAAACAAAATAATGATGTTGTTTATTTGATGGAAATATTTAATCATGCAACACCAAGAATTACATTAAGATATATCGGAGTAATGCAAGATGAACTAGATAAATCTACAGCAGAAATGAGTTTCTTATAGTTAAAAGTATTTAAAAAGGCAAGTGAGTTTAACTCAAATTAGGTTGATTAAACTGCTAATTGAGAATGAATAAGAATAGGAGTATTACTAAGATATAGAAGTTGTCTGAATTATACACAATATATATAATGTTAAATTCAAGTTGTGTCGAAAACTTAATAAAATAAAGTGAGGAGTATTAATAAAAATGATGGTAGAAAGTAAAAGTATAGGAAGAATTAGTAGATACTTATGGGAAAATAAAGTTAAAAATGTTTTATTTATATCACATACAGAAACAGCAGCTAAAGCTTATTATGAATCAATAAAAGATATAGTAAAGTTAGGTGGATATAATATTAAATTATTAGGATGTAGTGAAAAAAGTATAGAGGATGTCTTAGAATACGATAGTAAAGAGACAATAGCTATTATGTGTGGCATATGGTATAAAACGAAGTTAGTTAGCTATAATCCATTTTGGAAGCTTATAGATAGTATATACACTATACCAGTAGATGAGATACCTTCGATAATACCTCAAAGCTCAACTAATAATCTTAATATAAAAGTAAGTATAGATATAGATGATAAAGAAATAGATAAGATAGCGAATGAAGCTAAAGAAAAGTTAATAAATAGCTTGAAGAATAATATGAGATTGCAGGCTTTGTAATATGCCTAAAGTAATATGTAAAAAAATAGGATGTAAGAAGCTAGTTGAAAAAGGAATTAACTATGGATATTGTGATGAACATAAAGACTTTGGAGAGCAGAAGATAGAAGAAGCTAAGAAGTATAGATATGCACAATATGATAAGACAAGAGATAAGAAGCTAGTTAACTTTTATCATGGAACTAAATGGAAACAGTTAAGAGATTATGCATTAGCTAGAGATAATTATTTATGTCAGGACTGTTTAGATAGTAATAGATTAATAGCAGCAGAAGAAGTGCATCATATCATTGAAGTTAAAGATGATTGGTCAAAGAGATATGATAAAGATAACCTAGTTAGCTTATGTAAGAGTTGTCATAGGAAAAGGCATAGAAAGTATTAGGAGGTAGAGCAAATGGAATTAAATGAAGTTAAAGAACTAAAAGAAGTATTTTTAGAAACAGCAGCAACATTAGAAGAAGTTGAAATTGCTATACAAAGAGAGTTAAATGGTGATGAAGTAGATGAAAAAGAATATGAAGCATTAATGGGGAAATTTCTTTTTCAATGTATGAAGATTAGTAGAATAACTAATTAATTTATACCCCCCTATATCGACAAAAATAGGGCTATATCAAATACCATAGCCCCACTCTTGTATAAATTATTTTCCCGAAATTCAAGTAAATTGCTTTATTTGTATTTCATTTGATAAATATTATCAATAAGGAGTTGAGAAAAATGGCAGGGAGACCTAGACAAAAGGTAGATACGCTAAAAAAAAATCTTACCAAAGAAGAAAAAGAAATTAGATATAAGCAAGAAGAATTATTAGCAGAAATACCTAGTGATAAAATAAAACCTCAACCATGGTTAAATACTAGGGGTAAAAAAATATTTAACGATATAAAGAAATGCTTAGAAGGTACATCAATATTAGCTAATATAGATGTATTTGGACTTAGTATAGTAGCTAATGAAATGGACAAATATATTGAAGCACAATTAAACCTACAAGCTAGTGGTACTACAGTAATAGAAGAACAAAGGAATGGTACAACTAAAGAAGTTAAAAGTGTTCATCTACAAATTCAGAAAGAAGCTAGTGAAGTTTTTTCTAAGTTAGGAACTAGGTATGGATTAGATCCGCAGAGTAGACAAAAAATTATAGATATAAATACAGAGCCAGTTGATACTGAAGAAATGGAATTTAACTCTAAGTACGGTAATTTATAATGTCATTTAATAGTAAGATAGAAGAACATATTTATTATTCAAACACATTTAATGGGAATTCTATAAAAGAAGATTTAATAGAATACTGTAACAGAATATTAGATGGAAGAATAATAGCATGTAAGAAGCATAAATGGACCTGTGAGAGATTTTTAAATGATTTAGAGAAATCTAATAAAAATTTAGAAGAATTTCCATACAGATTTGATGAATTAGAAGCACAAAGAGCAATAAACTGGATAGAAGAGTTTAAACACTCAAAAGGTGAATTAGCAGGTACAAGAATAAAAGCACATATATTTGTTAAATTTATATTAGCTAATGTTTATGGCTGGATAAATATAAAGACTGGTTATCGAAGATTTAAAAGAATGTATGAACAAGTTGGTCGGAAAAATGCAAAATCTCAAACACTTGCAGGTATAACAACTTATGAATTAGCTCCTTACGGTGTTTTAGGTAGTGAGGTATATTGTCTTGCTCCAGTATCCAAACAAGCCAAAGCTGTATTTAAAGAAGCTATTAATATGATTAATGGTCATAGAATAATAAAAAGGAAATTTCATATTAGAGAATCTACTAATGAGATATTCCATAAGAAAAGTAATAGTACTATGTCATTATTTACTAAAGATGACCTTAAAAAAGGAGATTCATACAATCCACAATTAGCTGTTATAGATGAATACCATTTATTTGATACAAGTGAAGCTGTAGATGTAATGGAATCAGGTATGGGAGCTAGATATAATCCATTAATTGCTATAATAACAACAGCAGGAAGGAAGATATTTTGTCCTTGTAAAGAAGAATATGATTACTGCAGTAAAATAATAAATCCTAATGTACCTATTAATGACGATAGGTATTTTGTAGTTATAGCAGAAATAGATGATAAAGATGATCCATTTGACTTTATAAATTTATGTAAAGCTAATCCAGTAGTTAGTACCTACAAAACAGGCTTAGAAAGTTTACAAGAAAAACTTAATACAGCTAAAGAAAGAGCGGATAAAAGGATAGAATATCTTACAAAACAATGTAATCGATGGATAAATCAAAAGATTAATGATCCCTATATGGATATGGATAAATGGAGTAAATGTGAAATTGATGAAATTCCTAATATAGAAGGGTTAAAATGTGTTATTGGACTAGATAAATCAGATAAGATAGATTTAACATCAATAACATATGAAATCGACTTAGGTAATAATGAAATATTAATTATGAACCATTGTTTTATACCAGAAGATACATTAGAAGCTAAAATGAAAACAGATAAAGTACCATATGATCTATGGGTGAAGGAAGGATATATTACTGTTATCCCAGGAGCTAAAATAAAAAATGATTACATTGTTGAAAAAATAAAAGAAGATTTAAAAAAATATAAGTTTGAATTAGATTCTGTAGCATATGACCCATGGCACTGTGAGGATATAGTTGAATCTTTGGAAGATGAAGGTATTTTATGCATAGAAGTACCTCAAACTTATGCAAGTTTATCAGAACCTACGAAAGATTTTAGGGCAAAAGTATATGCTAAAGAAGTTAAGTATGTTAAAAATCCAGTATTAACTTATTGTATGAGTAATGCAGTAGAGGATAAGGACCGAAAAGAAAATTTAAAACTATGGAAAGAGAAAAAGAGTTCAGAGAGAATAGATGCAGCAGTTACTTGTATAATTTCTCATGTTAGAATGATAGATCAATTAAACTCAAATATAAATAATCATGTTTTAAGTGATGGATGGAGCTTATAGTATGAATAAACTAATTAAATTTTTATCTTTATATTGTGAAGATATAATAATTTTAATAGGTTTAATTATTATAGTAAAAACAACATATGAGGTTAATGTTATAGTAGCTAATTACTTATTAGGTGCTATTTTTATTATATTAGGATTAATCCTTAGCAAACCTCCAAAACATTAGAAAGGAGGTGAGAAAAAGTGATATTTAGAAAAATTTTTAATCAAGTAAGTGATGAGCAAAATGAAATGATGTGGAAAGATACACCAGATTCAAGGATTACATCTAGTGGAGAAAAGATAGATGCAGAAAATGCATTTTCAAATATAGGAACTATATTTGAATGTGTTGTAATCAGGTCTAACTCTATCTCAAAACTACCATTACAGTTATTTAAGACAAGTAAAACAGGTAAAATTAGAGATAAAAACCATAATCTATGGTATTTACTTGAAAAAAGACCTAATAAGTGGCAAACACCATCTCAATTTAAATCTTATATAGAAGTATCAAGATTACTTTGGGGAAATGCATATATTGAAATGGTATTTGATAGAGACGGTAATATAGTTTCGTTAGAACCGTTAAATCCAGAAGATGTATACCATTTTAAAAATGAAAAAGGTAATTATATGTATCATTTTTATAAAAATGGAGAGTATAAAATGCTTTCAGAAGATGAAATTATACATATACCATATGTTTCTATTGATGGGAAAATTGGTAAAGCCCCTTTGGAAGTTGCAAGAGAAAATGCAGGTAATTTACAAGCAATTACAAAATTTGAAGGTGGTTTTTATAAAAATGGTGCAATGACTACTGGAGTTTTAGAAGCGCCTTCGATACTTAATCAAGAAGCTAAAACTAAAATAAAATCAGAATGGTCTAAACTTTATGGTGGTGCTAGTAATGCAGGAAGTGTTGCTGTATTAGATGCAGGATTTAATTATAAACCTATAACAATTCCTATAAAAGATATTGAATTTATTTCATCTAGGAAAATGAATAAATCAGAAATAGCAACTATATTCGATGTACCATTGTATATGCTTAATGATTTTGAGGGTTCTAAATTTAATAATGTGGAGCAACAGAATTTAAGATTTTTAAATGATGTTCTACAACCTACAATTACACTTATTGAAGAAGAATTTAATTATAAATTATTTACTTCATTAGAAAGTAAGAGATATTATGTTAAGTTCAATCTTAATTCTATGCTTAGAGCGGATAGTAAGACGAGGGCAGAATATTATAAAGAAATGATAGGAACTGGAGTTATGTCTATAAATAAAGTTCTTGAATTAGAAGATATGGATAGTATAGGAGAAATGGGAGATAAACATTTTATGTCTCTTAATTTCACAACCTTAGATACGATAGAACAACACCAACGTATTTTGAAAGGAGGTGATACAGATGAAGAGCAAGAAGAAGGATAATTTAAAAGATTTTCTTCAAATAAAAAATCAAACTGATACTAGTGCTGACTTACATTTCTATGGTGATATAGTTAGTTCATGGTGGGGTGCTTGGGATGATGCAGACCAGTATCCAGAAAAAGTTAAAGATTTCTTAGATGAAGCAAAAGGAAAAGACTTAAATATATATGTAAATAGTGGTGGAGGAAGTGTATTTGCTGGTATGGCAATATACAATATGATAAAAAGACATCAAGGACACAAAACTGTTTATGTAGATGGTTTAGCTGGTTCAATAGCGAGTGTTATAGCACTTGCTGGTGATAAAGTTGTTATACCTAGTAATGCATATATGATGATACATAAACCTTGGGTATCTACTTATGGAAATTCTACTGAATTAAGAGCACAGGCTGATGTATTAGATACTATAGAAGAAGGTATAATGAATGTCTATAAAGATAATTTAAAAGATGGAGTAGACATAGAACTAGTTAGAGAAATGGTAAATAATGAAACATGGCTTACTGGCGAAGAGGCTTTAAATTATTTTAATATTGAAGTATCAGAAGGTATTGATGCAGTTGCATGTGTTTCAGAGTGTTATGAAGGGTATAGTAAAGTACCTAAAACTATTTTGAACGGCCCTAGAATGGAAAATAAAAGGTCGAAAAATTCGGAAGAAATAGAAAATAAAGTCAAATTAGAAAAAGAAAAATTATTATTAGAATTAGAGCTTATATAGGCTCTTTTTTATTACTAAAAACTAAGGGAGGTACTCTTATGAATAAGAAAATGAGAGAATTAAGACAACAAATAGTTAATAAAAAGGCGGAAGCTAGACAATTAGCAGACGAAAACAAAATAACAGAAGCTAAAGCAATGTTAGAAGAAATAAAGTCATTAGAAGAAAGATATGACATAGAAGTCGCTTTATTTGAGGAAGAAAAGCAAATAGATGATGAAGTTAAAAATAAAGACAATAAAAAAGAAAAAGACTCAGTTAAAGAATTTGCTAATGCTGCAAGAAATGGATTCAAGGTTAATAATAAGATGAATGAAGGAACTCCATTAGATGGTGGATATACTGTTCCAGAAGATATATTAACTAGAATAAATACATATAGAGAATCTAAAAAATCTTTAAAAGATTTAGTTACAGTTGAAAAAGTTACTACGAATAAAGGACAAAGAACTTTCAAGAAAAGATCACAACAAACAGGATTTGTTAAAGTTGGAGAAGGTGGTAAGATAGGTGCTAAGGCTACTCCGCAATTTGAAAGAATATCTTATGAAATAGATAAATATGCTGGATATTTCCCTGTTACTAATGAATTATTAGCAGATTCTGATGATAATATAACTAATACATTAGTTGAATGGATAGGAGATGAGTCAAGAGTTACAGCTAATAAATTAATATTAGAGAAAATAAAAACTTTAGAAGGAGTAGAATTAAATGGAATAGATGATATAAAGAAAGCATTGAATGTTACTTTAGGCTCTGCATTTAAAGCAACTAGTAAAATAGTAACTAATGATGATGGATTACAATACTTAGACACTTTAAAAGATTCAGACGGAAAGTATTTATTACAACCTAATCCAGCTAATCCTATGGAAATGAGATTATGTGCTGGTGCTACTATAGTTCCGATAGAAGTTATACCTAATGATGATATGCCAACAAATGAAAATAAAGTACCATTTATAATAGGAGACTTAAAAGAGGCAATAATATTCTGGGATAGACAACAAATGAATATAAAGATGTCTGATTTAGCTGTTATAGGGACACTAAATGCATTTGAAGAAGATTTAACTTTATTTAGAGCAATAGAAAGAGAAGATGTAACTAAGAGAGATGAAAAAGCTGTGGTAAATGGTTATATAACAGTTACACCCTAGTGAGGCTCTAAGCACAGACTTAGAGGATGAAAAATCAGGAATAGTAAATTATAGTTTATTAAATTTGGATGAATTAAAAGCAATAGCTAAAGATAAAGGTTTAGAAAAATATTCATCTATGAAAAAATCAGATTTAATAAAATTTCTAGAAGAAAGTAAGGCTTAGGTATTATTTTCTTTTAATTAAGAGGTGCTTTATGGTGCAAGATGTTGAATTATATGCAAGGATTGATAATGAAGAAGAAAGAATTTTAGTAAGTTCATTAATAAAATCTGCCGAATTATACTTAGTTAATGCAGGATGTACAATAACATCAGGAGACTTATATGATTTAGCAATAAACATGCTGGTAACTCATTGGTATGAGAAAAGAGAAATCATAGGTAAAGCAGATAGTTTAGCTCATTCATTAGATAGTATAATTATACAACTTAAGTATTGTAGGTGATAATTATGAATGCTGGATCAATGAGACATAGAATAGAAATACAAGCTTATTCAGATGTTGAAAATGAAGTTGGAGAAATGATTAAAGAATGGACTACATATAAGCAATTGTGGGCGGAAAAAAAACAACTAAGAGGATCTAATACTTTTGAAGGTAATAAAGAAGGTATTGAATATACTTATAGGTTTAAAGTTAGATATAGAGAAGATTTAGATGAGAGTATGAGAATAGTGCATAAAGGGATTATATATGATATTAAGCATATTAATCCTATCAATGAATTAAATCTTTATGAGACTCATATAGATTGTGTACATCATAAGGAAGGTGTTTATAATGAGTAGTTATGATGTACGCGGTTTAGATGAGTATACAAATAAAATGCTTACCAAACTGAGTAAGGAATATCCTGAAAAAACAAAAAAATTTTTAGAATATCAAATAGGTCAATGTAAATCAGAGGCTGAATATAGGACCCCAAAGGGCAAGTCTAAAGGCCGTAAGAAAGGTAAACATTTAAAAGATAACTGGAAAACTAAAATTACAGTTAAAAATGGAAAAGCTCATGCTGTTTTAAGAAATGCATCTCCTCATGCTCATTTAATTGAAAATGGACATATAACAAAGAATGGTGGATGGTGGGAAGGTAAGCATATGCTTGAGAATACTATGACCCATAGGCAACCACAGATAGATAAGGCCATTGATAAATTAATAGATGAGGTATTTGATTTTTAGGAGAAAAATTATGATAAGTCTAGTTAGTATAAAAAAGGCTATTGTAAGTAAATTAAAAAAGTTAGGTATTAACGTAATATCAAGTGATATAAGAAGTGGGTTTAAAAAGCCTGCTTTTTTTGTTCAAATAATGCCTATATCTAATGATTCTTATGATGGGTACCAAGAAAGAATTATAACTGTAAATATCCATTATTTTTCGGAGGATAAGACTGATTTAGATAATTTAAAGATGGATGATAAGCTAAATAGCTTATTTGTTACAACTTTAAAGGTTGATGATAGAGTTTTAACTTTATATGAAAAAAGGTCAGAGACTGATGATAATATTTTACAGTTTAAATTTGATTTAAGATTTACTGAATGTACTCCTATTCCTATTGATGAGGAAGTTGAAGAGTATGAAAATATGGAAGAATTATATATGACTTTATAAGCGAGGTGGAGATATGGGGTTACCACAAATTAATATAATATTTGAAGGTTTAGCAAATACTATAAAATTTAGAAGTGAAAGAGGTATTGTAGCTATCGTTATAAATGATGATGTTGCTAAAAATAACTCTTATGCATTTAAAAGGTTTGAAGATATAAAAGAAGGTACATTTTCTGAAAAGAATTTAGATTACCTGAGATTAGTATTTTTAGGTAATCCAAATAAAGTTTTAGTTGAAGTTATAAACTCTGAAAACTCTAGAACTTTAGATACAGTTTTAAAAGACTTAGAACTTAAAAAATTTAATTGGTTTACTATGCCTGGAATACAAACTGGTGAAGTGAGTAAGGTTACAACTTGGATAAAAGCTAAGAGAAAATTAGGTAAAACATATAAAGCAATATTTGCGAATACTGAAGCCAATGACGAAGGTATAGTTAATTTTACAACTACTGGTATTAAAGTAGGAGAAAAGTCTTATACAACTACTGAGTATTGTGCAAGGTTAGCAGGTGTATTTGCTGGACTTTCTTTAACTAGAAGTGCAACTTATTTTGTTTTAGAAGATGTTACGGAAATAACTCAACATGATGATCCTGATACAGACATAGATGCAGGTAAGTTAATATTAATAAATGATGGATCTAAAATAAAGATAGGTCGAGGTGTAAATTCATTAACTACTGTATCTAAGCCTAAGACAGAAGATATGAAGAAAATAAAAATTATAGAGGCTATGGATATGGTTAGGGATGATATACATACAACTTTTGAAGATAACTATGTTGGTCAAGTTCCTAATACTTATGATAATAAGATAATATTCTTATCATCTGTTAACCTTTATTTTTCTAGACTTCAAAAAGAGGAAATAATGGATAGAAGTTATGATTGTTATGTTGAAATAGATGTTAATAAGCATATGGAGATATTATCTGATAGAGGTATTGATATAGATACACTTTCAGAGCAGCAAATAAAGGAAACTAATACAGGTTCAAATGTATATGCAACTGGTAAAGTTCAATTTGTCGATGCAATGGAAGATTTAGATTTAAAATTATTTATGTAGGAGGTGTTGTATATGTCATTAAGAGGTAATGAGCAAGTATCAGGTACTTTTGGAAAGTTTTATTGGAATGGACTATTAATAGCAGAAGTTGAAGCTTTTGAAGCTAAAGTAGTTGCTAAAAGAGAAGAAGTTCAAATAGATATGGATGTAGATTCTAAGATAAGTGGTTTTTCAGGAGAAGGTACATTTACTTTAAAAAAGTTTTTTACTAGGGGTAAAGATGAGATGCTTGAGGCTTGGAAAAAAGGAGAAGATCCAAGGGCTAAGTTTGTAAGTAAAGTCAAAGACCCTAATACTAAAGGGAAACAAGCAGAAGCTGTTACTATAGATAATGTTTGGTTTAACGAGTTAGTATTGATGCAATTTGAAAAAGGAACTCCATCTAAAGAAGAGTTCTCATTTGGATTTACTCCAAGTGATGCATCATTCGTTGATACTATAGCAGCTTAATTTAATTTAGGTAGCCATTTTTGGCTACCTTTTATATTTAAATAATAAATTTTAGGAGGAAGTCAAAATGGCTAATAAAAATGTTTTAACGCTTAAAGATATATTAAATAGAAAAGAGTATTTTAAGAATAAAAATAAGGAAACTAGAGAGTTATATATAAAAAGGTTAGATGCAAATATAGTTATATCTAAACCAGATATAGCATTATGCTCAGACATAGCAGATATGGACAATAACCATGATACGAATAAATATTTCATGTATGAAATAGTTGTAGAGCCTAATCTTAAAGATAGTAAATTACATGAAGAATTTGGAGTTGCGGATCCAGTAGATATAATAGATGAAATATTCGATCCAGGCGAAGTCAATATAATCTGTACTGAAGGAATGAAGTTTGCAGGATTTTATGATGGAGTAGAGGTTGTTGAAGATTTAAAAAACTAATTAAAAGCGATATGGAATTGTATATGTATAGCTATTACCTTAATAAAGGAATAGACTTAGATAAACTTATTAATTTAAGTTTTATTGAAAAACAATTCTATATCGCTAGTATTTGTGTAAATAAAGAGGAAGAAGTTAATAAATTTAGCCTCTAAAGGAGGTTGATTATGGCAAAGAAAAAACATATTAGTGCGGTAATATCACTTAAAGATAACTTTAGTGCAGGGCTTCGAGGAATTAGAAGAGAGCAAAATTCTTTTAGAAAAGAAGTTGCTCAAACTCGTAAGGCTATGGATGCTTTAAATAAAAAGAAGATGAATGTAAGACTTAATGCTACTCAAGCAAATAAAGCATTTAATGCACTTAAGAAAAATACTAAGTATATTGAAGCTAAGAAAAAACTAGTACAAGTTGTAGTTGCTAAAGATATGGCTATGGCTAAACTAAAGAAAATTCAATCAACTATGAAATCCTTAGGTAAAGAAGTTGCTAAGCCTATTGTTATGGGAAAAGATAAGGCTACATCAATGATAAAAGGGATTAGTAGTAAACTAGGAGCATTGGCAAAAGGAATAGCAATTCCACTTACTATAGCTACAGCAGGTGCGGGAATGGCTCTTAAAGGCGGTATGGAGTTAGAGCAACAACAAATAAGTATGAGGCACTTTATGGGAGTTGGGAATGCAGGAAAATCAGATAAAGAACTTGATTCTATGAGTGCAAAATATTTAAAAGACTTAAGAAATAATGCAAATGCAACTCCTTTTGAGACAGGAGAAGTAATAAGTGCTGGGACACGAGCATTACAAATAGCAGGTGGTAACACAAAAGAAGCTATGAATATGGTTACACTTGCCGAGGATATGGCAGCTTAAATTTAAGGTTGCCTAGTATAGAAATATACTATAAAAACAACCCTGAGAATTCGGAGAAAATCTTTTTATATAATAATGGCATTGAATCCTGGAAATAAGATATAATATTATTATCAAGTTGTAAGGAGATAATTAAATGCCTAAAATTAAGTTAATTTGTGTAGTTTGTGGAAATGAATATGAAAAATATCCAAGCCAAGCAACTAGAAGTAAATGTTGCAGTAGAGCATGTGCTCAAAAATATGCAGCTAATAGTGATGCTAAAAAAACAGGAGAGAATAGACTTTGTTTAATGTGTGGTAATAATTATTATATAAATAAATATACAGCTAATAATAAGAATAAAATCAGTAAATTTTGTAGTAAAGCATGTAAGGACAAGTATCATTCTATAAATGATGTAGGCGAAAAAAGTAATTTATATAAAAATGGAAAATATCAAGGTAGAGGGGCTAACTGGTATAAACAAAGAGAGTTAGTTAGAAAAAGAGATAACTATATATGCCAAATATGTGGTTGTACTCCCAAAAAGAAATTAACCGTACATCATATAAAACCTTTTGATACTTTTAACAATTACTTAGAAGCTAATAAATTAGAAAATTTAATTGGACTATGTGAAGGTTGCCATACATCAGTACACAATGAAGCTAAAAAACTTAATGAAACAAAAAATACTGATTATATAATAAGACAACTCCGAGCCGAGCATAACTAGAAATGGTTATGAAGGTGTAACGACTAGAACGGAAGCCTAAGTATACTAGACACTTTATTAGTGTCTTTTTTTATATGGTGATGTAGTTCACTTTATACGAGTAATTGTATAAAGAAGCACAGGGCATCTTAACAAGTGATGTTGAAGATGAAGATATAGTCTGAACACTATGGTGACATAGTGAGGTAGGTAGAAATATCCTATCCCATCATATTTATGATGCGTAACAAAATGTTAAATCCAGGTAAAACAGTTGGAGATGCTATGGAAGCACTTGCTGATATGAATATTGGTGAAATGGCGAGATTAACTGAATTCGGTGTAAAGGCTAGTAGTAAAGATGATCCTAAGGAAGTACAAAAACAATTAGAAACTATGTATGCTGGTGGAGCAGGTAAACTTGCAGATAGTGGCGCAGGTTTATTATCAACTATAACTGGTAAGTTAAAGTCTAATATAGCTGACATTGGACAAAGTATGTTAGAACCTTTAAAGCCTGTAATGACTAATGTTATAGGATTTATTGACCAAGTTACTCCTAAGATGCTTGAGTTTGGAACTAAGATAGGCGAAGGTTTAGGCAAAGGTATAACTTGGATTACTGAAAATATGCCGACTATACAACCTATATTTTCTAATATATTTAGTGCTATTCAAACTGTTGTTACTACTGTAACTCCTATAATAGGTCAAGCATTAGTTGCATTAGGTCCTGTATTTACAGGGTTATTATCTGTAGCTGGTGTTGCTATGAAAGGTATAAGTGGAGTTGTTCAAGCTGTAGCACCTATTGTTAGTAGCCTTATTAATGCTTTAAAACCTGTTTTTAAGAATGTTGGAAGTGCTTTAGAAAATATGGGTAAAATATTTAAAAGCGTATTTGATGGTATAAAAAGTGTTGTTGAAAAGGCTTATAACTTTGTAAAACCTTTGATTGATGGCATAGGTAATGCAGTTAGTGGTATTAGTGGAGCAGTTAGTTCAGGTCTTGGATGGATAGCTAGTAAAGTAGGTAAAAATGCAACTGGTACTAAATATTGGCGCGGTGGTTTATCTGTTGTAGGTGAGCATGGTCCTGAGTTAGTTCAAATGCCAAGTGGTAGTAAGGTTTATACTAATACTGAAACTAATTCTATACTTAATTCAGATAAACAAGGAAGACAAAGTACTAATACAGGTACTACAGTTGATAGTTCTATTACTATAGCTAAGATTGCAGATACAATAGTAGTTAGAGAAGAATCTGATATAGATAAAATAGCTAATGCTATAGTATCAAAATTACAACAAAGAAGAGTTGCATTTGGAGGGTAATATATGGAGATATGGCTAAAATTGGATGATAAAAATGTTAAAGATTTTAGATTCCCTGTAGTTCCTAATGATTTTGATTTTGAAACATCTAATATTATTAATTCTAGTAATATTACTAAATTAGGTGAAGTTGGATTTTATGGTGGCGATAATTTATCACCACTAGAAATAAGTAGTTTTTTTCCTTCTAGAAATTATTCATTTTGTCAGTATTCAGATTTTCCTCAACCGCTTGAATGTGTCGCTTACATAAAAAAATTAATGAAAGAGAAAAAAATACCAAGACTTATATATACGGATACCGATATAAATGTACCTGTACTTATTGAAAGTTTTAATTACGGAAGAAAAGATGGTACCCAAGATATATATTTTACACTTAAATTCAAAGAATATAGAAAAATAGAAGTACCTGAAATAGGTCAAAGCAATTCAACTCAAAATAATCAAAGACCTACAACTGATAAAAATACTAATACTCAACAAACTCATACTGTCAAAAAAGGAGATAATCTATGGGATATATCTCAAAAGTATCTTGGAAAAGGTAGTTTATATAATATAATAAAAGAAGCTAATTGGAATACATATCCTTCATTGAAAAAAAATAATATTATATATGTTAACTGGAAATTAGTTATACCAAAGGTGTAAGTATGACAGATAATATTAAAATATGTTTAATAAAAAAAGATAAACAATATGATATTACAAATATATTAGAAAAGGTCCAGTGGAGTGGTGACTATAAAAGTGTTGCTAGGAAGCTGGATTTTTCGATTTTAACTAGAGTAACTGATATAAGTGTTTCAGTTGGTGATTTTATTTTATTTTATGTAAATAACGAAAAAGTATTTAAAGGTATTGTATGGGATACATCAATAGGTTCTGGTGGAGATAGTATGAGTATATTAGCATATGATAATGGCATTTATTTATTAAAGAATAATTTAGCATATAACTTTAAGGATATTAAAGCTGAAAAGATAGCATCTAAAGTATGTGCTGATTTAGGGATTACAGTTGGTAATATAATTAGCACAGGAGTTAATATAACTAAATTATTCTTAGGTGTTAGTGCTTATGAAATTATTATGACAGCTTATACTGAAGCATCAAAAAAGACTGGTAAAAAGTATATGTGTTATATAAAAGATGATAAGTTATATGTTGAAGAGAAGGGTGCGATAAAGCTAAATATAGGATTTGAAGAAGGTAAAAACTTAATTGAAAGTAATGCTAAATCTACTTTAGAAAATATGATAAATAAAGTTGTTATAGTAGATGATAAGGGCAATAAAAAAGAAGAAGTTAAAAATGATGAATGGATAAATCTCTATGGATCTATTCAAGATATAGTTCAAGTACAAGATGGAAAAGATGCAAAAACTGAAGCACAAAGTAAATTAAAAGGTGTAGAAAAGACACATACCTTAAGTGGTTATGGTGATACTAGCTGTTTAACTGGATATGGAGTTATGGTACAAGATAGTTATACTAAGATGAATGGTTTATTTTATATTGATACAGACAGTCATTCCTGGGATAATGGTGAATATAAAATAGATTTAGAAATATCATTGCAAAATATAATGAATGAAGTATCGGCTGGACAAGAAGAAAGTGAAGATAGCTCAAGTAGTACTACTACATCTTCATCTAGTGATAGTAGTTCTAATAATGGTACAGTTAATAAAGTTATTAGTCTTGCAAAAGGCAAGGTAGGCAATAGATATGTTTGGGGAGCTACAGGACCTAATACATTTGACTGTTCAGGCTTTACACAATGGCTATATAAACAAGTTGGTATTAGTATTCCAAGGGTATCTAAAGACCAAAGTAAATATGGAAAGTCGGTAAGTAGAAGTAATTTACAGCCTGGAGATTTATTATTCTTTAATACTAGTGGCAGTGGAGTAAGTCATGTTGGTTTATATATAGGTAATGGACAGATGATTCACGCTGCTAATAGTAAAAAAGGTGTAAGGCATGACAGTATAACTTCAGGATATTATTATAATAAATTTACTAATGCAAGGAGGGTATTATAATGAATGATCCTTATAATCAAATATTAAGTTTAATGAGAGAGGAAGGATCATTTCATAATGAACCTCCTTTTTTTATTGGAGAAGTTATATCTCCATTACCTAATTTGAAAATTAAAGTTAATGATATTGATTTAGATAAAAATAATTTAAAAATTGATAAATGGTTACTTGATAGAGCAACAGAGACATTTAAGAATTCTGATGAAGGTAATCATGGTCATGAAAATGTAAGTGGTTCAGGATCTCATAAACATGAGATGCGAGAGCCACTTAAAAATACTTTAGATATAGGCGATAGTGTTGTTATTCTTAGAAATAAAAATGAATTTATTATAATTTCAAAGGTGGTAAGTCTATGAGTATATTTCCTTTTATGAATATCGATGAAGTTGAAGTTAATATTGAAAATAGTAACAGTGAATTACATATGTATTATGATGTAGGTTGGAATTATATTAAAGATGAACCACTTATAGAAAATAATGAGTTTGTTATTGTTGAAGGTAATGAGGCTATTAAAGTATGGATATATAAGGCCATAAAAACGGCAAGATATCAGTACCCTATTTATTCATGGGATTATGGTTGTGAAATTAGTAGCCTTATAGGTCAGAAATACACTAAGGGACTTACTAAAAGTGAAGCAGAAAGATATATTAAAGAGGCTATTTTGATTAATCCTTATGTTACAGATGTAAAAATAATTGATATTAACTTTAGCGAGGATATTTTATCTGTATCTATTCAAGTTGATACTATCTATGGGGAGGTGAATGTTAATGTATAGGGATCATACCTATGAGGTAATAAGGCAAAGAATGTTAGATAATACTAATTTGACTATAGATAAGAGAGAAGGCTCTTTTTTATGCAATATGCATAGTGGAGTAGCCATGGAACAAGCTAAAAGTCATATGCGTATGGATGATATATTATCTATAGGATTTATAGAAACTAATTTTAATGATTATTTAGACGAAAGAGTAAAAGAATCAGGTATTTATAGAAAAGAAGGTAAAAGAGCTAATGGTGAAGTTACTATTGCTGGTAAAGAAGGTACTATTATAGAAAATGGTACTATTTTTTTATGCAATGACTTAAAGTTTGTAATGCTCAATGATGTTGTTTTAGGTCAAAGTGATATATGCCATTTAGAGGCTTTAGAAGTAGGGTCAAGGTATAATGTATTGGCTAGTTCTACATTTACATTATATGAAAATATAGATGGTGTAGAAAACATTACAAATAGTGAAGATTTTAGCGGTGGAATTGATATTGAAACTGATGATGAGTTAAGACAAAGATATTTTGATTTTATGGATGATCCTCCAACTAGTGGTAATGCAGCTCACTATAGATTATGGGCAACTGAAGTTGATGGAGTTGATAGAGCTATAGTAACTCCTAGATGGGATAAGAGCAATGGTAAAAATGGTAATGGTACTGTTAAAGTTATGATTATAGGTAAGGATAATACACCAGTTAGTGAAGATGTAATAAATGAATGTATAAGACACATCGAAGAAGAGAGACCTATATCTGAAACTATAGTTACTGTAGTTACACCAAGTCTTTTAAATGTAACTATAACTGCTTCTATTGAAGTATCAGAAGGATATGACATAGAAAGTATAAAAGATGATTTTTTGGATAAGGTTGAGGGATACATAAAAGATATAACTAGTGAGCTAGTATATGCTAAATTATATGGATTTATGGCTAATACATTAGGTGTAGAGGATATTATAGACTTTAAGATTAATGATAGTAACTCAAATATAACTATTGCAGAAGATAAAATAATTAATATATCTGATATACAACTAAGTGAGGTGATATAGGTGAATTTACTATCTAATTTGCCTTCGTTTGATAATAACCATATTGTAGAATCAATTCAACATGCTTATGGAATTGAGGCGGATATTTTAAATAAGGAAATTGATGATGCTATAAATCAATTTTTTATAGATAGAGCAACCTGGGGACTAGATTTATGGGAGCGAATGTATAGAATAAAGCAAAATAATTTAGATATACAAACTAGACGGGAAAATATAAAAGCTAAAAGAAGAATTAAAGGTACAACTAGTAAAAAGGCTATTAAGAATATCTGTGAAGCTTACAGTAATGGTGAAGTTGAAGTTGTTATGCATAATGATGAGTTAGCCTTTGAGATTAAATTTATTGGTAGTATAGGTATTCCTGCTGGATTTGAGGAAATGGATAAGACTATTGAGAAGATTAAACCTTGTCATTTAGGTCATAGTTACAAATTTAATTATAATACACATGCAGATTTATCTAAGTTTACACATGAACAGTTAGCAAATTATACTCATGATGAAATTAGAATTAGTGAAAATCTTAGAGGGGATGAAGATATTCCTGCTCCTTCTTATGGTAATATAGTTGTTTCAACTAATGTGATAAATATAGAAGAGGGCAACTCAACTTCTTTTACTGTTTGTTTAGATAAAGCACCAATTGATAATCAAATAGTTAGTATAGGTAAAAATAATAATGATGTTATTTTAGATAAAACAAGTTTAACATTTACTTCCTCTAACTATAATATTCCTCAAACAGTTAATATTAACGTATTAGAAGATAATGACTTTTTAGATGAAACTTGTGTTATAACATTATCTAGTAAAAATGTGTTAAGCAAAACTATAGTTGTTAATATAATTGATAATGATAGTGAGCCAGTTAATATTCCAGTTCAAAGTATTAGCTTAAATAAAAATACCTTGTCATTAAAACCTAATGAATCTGAAAAGCTTATAGCTACTATATATCCTTTTGATGCTACTAACAAAAATATGACTTGGAAGTCAAGCAATGTTAGTGTTGCTGGGGTTAATTATGATGGAATGATTTCAGCATACAATAAGGGTAACGCGATTATAACAGTAACTGCAGAAGATGGAAATAAAACTGCGACTTGTGATGTTACTGTAAGTAATTCAAATAGCGAAGAAAATATACCTCCTTCTTCTGGCAATGGTATTATTCTAAATAATACAAGCTTTACTATAAATGAAACTGAAATGCTTACATTATCTGCTACTATAAATATAGATAATTCTTATGCGGTATTTGAACTAAGACAAAATGGTACTTATCTTGTAAGTGCATATAGAAGTGGTTCTAATATAGTTTGTTATACCGGTGGATTAAACGCAGGAACTTATTCTAACTTAACAGCAGTTGCTAAAACAATGAAAAACAGTGTTTACGTTGACATAGCAGAATCTCAACCGTTTACTTTAACTGTAAACTCTAATTCTTCTTCTGACGGTGGAGGTACAACTACTTCTGGAATAAAAGTAGAACCTGCAAGTATTTCAATAGAAATTGGTAAAACTGCTGATATAACAATGTTATTTGGGAATGATGTTATAAACAAAAACTTAGATTTTATGAGTAGTAATGGTGCTATTGCTAGTGTATCTGATTTAGGA